TCTTCAAGGAACTTAATTACCTCTGTTTTACGCTTTTCTGTCCATGATTCGCTTATTTTACGATCTTTTACTACCTCTTCGCTTGATATATGGAAAACCTTGTATCTTTTCTGCTTATTTAGAAAACATTCATAGAAATACCCCTCTTTTCCGTGTGGTGTGCTGCACATCCATATTTTGCCGCCTGTTGTTAATAGTGTTGGCTTAGCTGCTACCCACATCATCTCTGGCATCTTTGACGCTTCATCAACTATTAGTATATCACCTGTAAACCCTCTAACTGCATCCCCAGTATTTCCAACTGGTCTTGCTATAACACTACTTCCATTGATTAGCTTGATTGCGCTTTTTGTTGGCTTACTCCTACCTTTAGCTATATCTCCTCTGTGTTTCTGTTCTAAAAATGTTAGTATCATAATAATCATAAGTTGTGCTTGGTCTTCTGTTAGGGATACTACAATGATGTTAGTGTTAGGGTGTTCTAACATATACTTACCTGCCTTATGTGCCATGATCGTAGTCTTACCTACTTGTCTACCTGTACATAATAACAAATGATCTTCCCAGTCTAATAGGTCTTCTTGCCACTTATCAAGTATTAGCTCTTGTCTCATTAAAGTAATGAGTGAGTGATATTTATAAAATAATGGGTTTGATAATATTTTGATAATATTTTAAAAAATATTCCTGGTCGGTTGAAGCGGCGACTAGTTGGATTGGTTTAAACGGCGATTACGCTTAGAATGGCTTAAAATAGCCTAAAACACACTTAGAGATTATACATCTATTGTTAAATTCGGTATACCGAATTTAAATAAAATGCTATTAAATAGTGATTTAATTACCCTTTATAAAGGATTTAAAGAGCTTAAGTCCTTATATTTAGGTAGTTAAAGACCTTAGCTCAACGCTTACAACCTTTAAGCGTTCTATAAGAAATGAAGGTTAATGATTTACTAAAAGTTCATATAAGTACCATTGTGCGAACTTCTCACGCTTAAATGTGTAAATAAAGAGCTATTTATTAGCTCTTTTAACCCCTATTTCCTATGGAGAATTGGATTAAAGTGCTATTAGAAAGCACTTTATTAGACCTTCTTTATATTACGGAGATTAAGTTAATATTTATAACAACTCACAGAGCTACGCCTGTGAGAAGTATTTAAATTATTTAAATTAATCGGAGTAATATAAAGATTAAGAGATAACTATATATACTACTAATACATTAATTAATTAATAATTAATTAATTAATTATAGATAGATAGATAGATAGATACAATGAGTACAGTTACAATAAACCTAAGTGAAGAAACTAAAGAAAGGCTAAAGCTAGAGAAGAATCAGAGTGCATTAGTAGAGAAACTACTAAAAGAGCATTATGAGACTAAGAATCCTAATGATCTAAGGGCTAAGCTAGATGCTCTAGATGAGAAGAAGAAGCACCAAATAGAGCTTATTGAGAAGGATAAAGAGAAGTACATGCAAAGGCTTACACTACATGCAGAGACAGAATCAGCAGAGAAAGAGATTGAATCAGCTATTGAGAAGAAGAATAGAGAGCTTAAAGCTAGTATAGAAAAGAACTTCATGCAATTTGCAGGGCGTGATCCTACAGATGCAGAGTTAGACGAAGCATTTAGACAATTTAGAGAGAATAAGGAGTTTAACCTATTAGACTATATAGATGAATGTAATGTATGAAAAAGGCTAAAAAGTGTAAGAAATGTAGCAAACTACTAGCCGAAAGAAACAAATCAGGCTTTTGTAGCTATCATCAGTCTTTAAACTGGAAAAACAAACAAAATAAGAAATCATAGTCTATCATGGGGGTTGGAGTAGACACAGGATAACTCACATCACTCTCTTTTGCATCCTGTTTTCATCGAGGCCCCCAATTATAATCATGAAAATATTAAACTTATATGCAGGGATAGGGGGTAATAGAAAGTTATGGGAAGGAGATATAGAAGTTACTGCTATTGAGAACAATCCAAAAATAGCAGAAATATATAAAGAATTATATCCTGATGATGAAGTGATTGTAACTGATGCACATCAATATTTATTAGAACATTTTACAGAATTTGATTTTATATGGAGTTCTCCTCCTTGTCCTACACATAGCAGACTAAATTACCCTATGTTTAAAAAAGGTAAATATAGATATGCAAATATGGATTTATACCAAGAGATTATTTTATTAACATGGTGTTTTAAAGGAAAATTTGTTGTTGAAAATGTTATTAGTTATTATCATCCACTAATAAAACCCCAACTTATTGGAAGACATTATTATTGGAGTAATTTTAATATAGGTAAAACCAAATATAAAATAAATGATGATATAGCTAATGGTACTTTTGAGGAAATGTCTAAATATCATGATATTAATTTAGATAAATTTAATATAGGAAATAAAAGACTACTATTAAGGAATTGTGTTAATCCACAGCATGGACTGCATATATTTAATATGGCTTTTAACGATCCACAATTAAAATTATAATGGCAAGAAGTGGATATATAGGAGAATATGCAGCTAAGAAGGACTTAGAAGCTATGTTTGGTAAGGAATGTGTGTTAAAAATAGCTATCGCACAGATAGGAGCTGATTTCATGGTCATTAGGGATGGTAGGTTAATTCTATTAGTAGAAGTTAAAGAAACAATAAAAAATAAATATTATTCTAGTAAGAGAGAAAAAGAGCAATTTGAAAGAATAAAGACCTTTGCCCTTTCTAATAGTTGTCCAGCTGAATTGTGGATATACTATCGGAAAGGGTCAGGTCAAAAGATGGTTAAGGAAGTAAGAACTATTTAGAAAAACTTACTCCTTACCAAAATCTTTAGGATCTACTTCCATATTAGATTCTAAATATAAATCAGCTGCTTTAAGCATTTCAACATGTTCCTTTAGTTCTTCTACAGTGTTGTAGTAGACCTTATGCCTATTACCTGCTTTACCAAATTCGTAGGAATGTGGCTTGTCTGAAAAGTTCATAACAGTACCAACTGCGTTTAAATTGGGTGTGCTATCTATATTAGAATCCTGCATAGGTGCTTTTTGCCCAGTTCCCTTAGTCATGCTAGTCAAGTTGTTAAACTCACCATTTACTGTAAACTCTATGTCTACATCATCACCTTGATTGAAAGCTGCCCATTCAGGATGCGATTCTTCCCAAACAGTAAACTTTTTACCATTAATATCAACTACATAATAAGCTTTTCCGTTCTTCTTACTAAACATTTTATCCGATTTCTTTGTAATTATCATTTTTTACCTCCTTTATACTCTCTTATAAAATATTCTCTTAAAATTAATAAATGTGAAATTAATAATGTAACTAGTATCAGGAAAAATGCAAAACTTATCTCAGTCATTTTATTTTCTCAAATACCTCAATTAATTTTCTTTTCCAGAAATTTTCAACATCTTCCAAAGGAGCAATATCTCCAGAGATGTCTAACTCTTCAAAAATTACTTTTATTTTTTCGTCAGTCATTTGATGTAACCCCACACACTAATAGTAGATAGTCTTCCCAGTTAGAAGCTAGACCCTTTGCCTTAGCTTCATCTTTACCTTCTTCCAGTTGAAAAAAATCTGAATCATCAAACTTTAATCTTATTTCTTTTACCATTATCTACATTCCACACATACTGTATGTTCATCACTATCTTTAATTTGATTTCCACAATCACAGTAAGCAATATCTTTATTTATTTCCATACATATACTCACTCACTCACCTATATAAATGTTTCGGTTAGTCAAGACCTGCTGTGTTTCGTTCTAGAATTGTACCACCCTGCTCAGCAATAAGATTCATAGTCCTACCTTGTTGACTGGTTGTCCTCGCTGTATTTCCTTGAGTGAACGGCCAACTAGTTTGAACAAACCTAGTACCTTTAGTACCTGTCCCAACTTCAGAATCTGGTACACTCTTTCTTACAACTATTGGGATAGCTATTGATACATCATTACTCAGAGTTACTGGAGCTGCTAAAATAATTAGATCGTCATTAGGTTGTGAAGTAGTTATAGTTAATGCACTTGGTGTTACAGTTATATCAGTACGGAAAGGAAAAAAAGTACCATCACCATCATTATATAAATCTGCTATATCTTGATCAGATAAAACTCGATCATACCAAAGGATCTCATCCATTTTGCCGGGAAAATCTGAGTAAGCAGCACTACCCCCAAAAGATACAACTTGGCTAGGAGCTGAGTAAACACCTGTACTATCTGCCAAGTTCATCTTAGTACCATCAATCCACATAGCCCACGTTTGTGATCCGTCAAATGTTAATACAAAATGATGCCAAGCACTATCCCCTACAGTTGTGCTATCTGTCCAAGTAGCTGAAATGTGTTCTGTTGACCCATCATAAGATTGTAGGTGTAGCTTTGCATCTGTGCTTCTAGATAATACCCAAAACCCCCCTGTTGTTGTACCACTATCCTCATTACCTACAAAACCTCTCGGATTACCTGATCCGTCCCAAAAAAACCATAGGCTAATACTAAAAGCAGAGTCTGCCTGAGTATAACTGTCTATTCTAGTAGTTTCATTAATATCAAAACCCTTGTTATGTTTTCCAGTAGTGCTTATTGTAGAAGTATTAGCCTGAGCCGTTCCATTATTAGAAGCATGAGAATCTGTTACTGTTGTACTGGCTGCGTCGTCTTCACAGTTGTAAGCTAATTTTAAACTAGTGTCGTCTACCATTATGCTAGTGTTATAATGCCGTCAGCATGCCACTGTATTGTGAAAGTACCTGCTGTTACTGTTTGGTTTCCACCAAAATCTATTGACGCAATCAAGTCATTACCTGCTAAAGTATCATCATAGATCACAGCATGTGCTGCTGTAAAAGATGCTGATGTCCACGCCGTATCTGTAGCATCAAATTTAGTTGTTGCTCCCTGAGTTACTGCCTTACTTGCTAGTGCCTCTCCGTTAGCACTATAACCAGACCCTGATGTTTCATTACCTGAAACCTGAGAGAATGTATTATTAGCTGCTGTGAATGAGTGTGAGTTAGTAAGTAATGCTACTCTAATAGTGTCTGCTTCCATGTCCACTATCTTATTCATAAGATTTGCTTTAAACCGATTGTATACGCCTGATGCCATAGTCGTTCTTTACTCCTTCTTTACGTTTGAGTTTTTCAATAAGTTTCATAGATGGGACATGCACTGTAACATCATTACCATTAGTCTCTACTATTGCGTCTACCTGTAGTTCTCCGTCTTTAAGCTTTGCTTTAAATTCTCTTACCATGTTATTACGCTTCTCGCTGAGCTTTGAAAACCATAAAACCGTTATTGTGTGGCACTACAAATAAATGATCTGTTACTGCTGCTAGGTTTAATGCAGAAATTTGAGTGTCTATTTCAGCACCACTCTTAGCAAATGTAGGGGTACTACAAGTTAGATCTCCACTTGCCATCTTAAGAAATATTTGCAGAGATAATTCCCTGCCTTTTTAATTCTTGAATAAGTGTTGCTAGAACGTCTGCTAGTTCAGCATCAGCTGCACTGTTACAATCCATTACTAAATCTTGTGTAAAATTAGTTATTGCAAAAACTTGAGAGGTATTATCTCTATCACTTTTTACCATTCTTCTTAGTCTCCTTTGTCTCCTTTGGTTTATCTTCAACTTCTTTAACTTCCTTTGGCTTCTCTGCAAACTCAGGATGTTTCTTAAGCATATCTTCAGCTGCTTCAGTATAACCTATATCAACATAGTGTTCATATAATCTTTTAGAATTAGCTGCGGTCATTTTATACCGCCGTATCAGTTATTTGGTGAACAGCTTTTGGAAAAACTAAAATAGCTTCTCCTTCTTCCCATACTCTAATCTTCTTACCAATACCAGGTTCATCAATTACTACTGACTTTAATGGCATAAAGCTCTTGTATGTACAAGCTACATCAGGTATGAATTGCAAAGCATTATCTGTAGTTGCGTTCTGACTAACTACTACCCTATTTCCTAGAATCTCCATAACTACACCAGTCTGAACTTTCTCACTAGAGAAGTTAGGTATAGAACTACCTTTAACATTGATTAAATAGTTCAATAAGTTCTGATGCTCAATCGGATTTATGTATAGTATAACATTTGAGATGTCTAGTCCTTGAGCTCTTAGTTTTCTATTACCTATCATAATATCTAGTATTGGATTACCTGTAACTTCATCATCCCACCCATCTTGAACAGCTGCTGTAGTTAGTGTATTAGTTGGATTAGGTGTTGTAGGTGTTGCTGCAGATGCTTCAATTAGAACACTATAAATTCTGATGTCTACTTGATTAACAACTGCTCTTACTAGATCTCTGACATTTGTACCTAGTACATCTATATCACTATCCTTAATATCTTCTTCCGAAATTAGCGGCGATTCAACAAAGAACTTTTTAACATAAGAAGTATTTCTAGTCCATGATTGCTCTACTACTACAGGCATTGACTTGCTAGATGTATTATAAATCTGAGATGCTGTAATTGCTGTAGTATCTGTACTATCTAAAAAACCTGCATTCTTCTGATACCATCTAATTTCTCTTGCTGAAGTTGTACTTAGATTAACAAAATTCTTTAAAACATTAGCTTCATCAGCAAAACCTTTTGCTAGTTTATCTATGTCTATTCCTCTAATTGCTGCTTCAGAACTTACTGCCATCTTATGCTAATTGAACACCAATAGGATTTAATTCAAATAAAAATGATTGACCATCAGTTGCTGTTTCTAAAGCTCTACCAACAATATGTTCTGAGTTCACATCTGCTACTACTAATTCATTAGCTGCTCCTGTACTCGTATCAGTAATAATTCCCATACCAACAGTTACTCCTGCTGCTCCTGCAAATCCTCTGAATATACCTGATTTGAAGACTGCCAACTTAGTATTACCATCTGAAGCGACTTTTTCCTCTGCTGCAATACCTGCACATGCGTCTGTATCTCCAGTTGTAGTTGCTGCTGTATTAGGATCTGATAATACAAGTACTGCCCCTTTAGTTATACCTGTGCCATCTGCTACAGTCATAGGTATTGGAACAGAAGTCTCGTGTATAAGTGTTGTTTCAAGTGCCATATTATAGTATACGTGAGTATACCATATATTTAAACCTTTTGTTCTTCAGCTATACGCTTTTCACAGTATGCTAGTATGACCTTATTAAGTTCCAAAGTACGGTCTGCTGTCTTATTTTGGTCTAAAGTCATTTTTTGCATGTCAGTCCAGAACGATTCGTCAGGTGTACCGACTTTAATTCCTAAATCCTCCGGTTCTTTAAGCTGTTCCATGTTCTTCATTAGACTTTCCTGCCATGATCTGCTTAGCATAGTCAGCAGGTGTTTGCTCTACTTTTGGCTTTTCTTGTGCTGCCCCTTCAGTTCTTCCACCAAGCTTCTTGTTTGCGTAAAATTGCTCTTCTCTGTCGAGTAACGCTGCCCTTTCTTGGGTGGCTTTTTCCATCCTTTCAACTGCAATATTTGTACGTTCAATAACTGTAAGTTCTTGGGTGTTATTCCCAGTTTCATTATCCTTAGCTGTTCCAGTTGTCTGAACTTCCGTATTTGTTTTTGATTCATCCATTTTTATATCCCCCTTACATTAGTTTTGATCTTGTTGTGCTTTAGCTGCCGCAACTAGATCTAAAGAAAGCAATAACCTATTAAGCTCTGATTGATCGCCTGTTAATTTAGCTCTTTCTAATACACCTAAATCCCCTATTAATCTGTTTTGATCTCTATTCATACTAACTGCATCTGTAACTCCTGCGGCTACGCTGTTTGGATCTGATTTTAATAGTCTATGAATCTCTGAATGTTTAAATCTATTAGCTTCAATTAGTGTTTCATAGTTTTGTATTGCACTATCATAATCCTGTGAATCTCTGGCGTGTCTTAATATGGATTCGCTTGTTTCTCTTTGAAGTGATGCGTCGCCTCTTAATGCTGACAACTCGCTTCTCCTTCCGAATAATGTCGCTAGACTAATCTTACCTACTCCTGGCAATGTTATACCTGTGGTAGTTAAAGCTCCTAATGCTACAAAAGGTAATCTTCCTAACTTATCCTCTGATAGCCTTTGAGTGGATGCAAATATTTCTTCATCTGTTTGTACATCAAACCCAAAATCCGCCAGGTTACTATTGATAAATCCATGAACAGCACTAAAAGGTATAATTCCTGCCTTAGCTAAGTTTTGCAATTTATCTACTTTGGCCTGTGCATCTTCTGCGAGTGCTTCAAAACCTACCTGTTTCCTTTCTTGTTCTTTCTGCTGCTGCATGAATTGTAATGTTTCTTTATTATCTAATTTAGGCTGTAGGATTTGGTTTCCTATGCCTTCTCTTTGTTGTATCTCCCCTACTTCCTGTGGAGATAATCCACTAAACACCCTGCCATCAGGTAATTCAACAGTTCCACCCTTGATTGCACTGGATGGCGCTGTTAGTAGTGGATCTGCTGCTTCTTGCCGTCTCTTCTCTTCTTGAAATTGTGCGGCCCTCTCTGGTATTGTCTTAGTTTCTCTTATCTCTTCCCTTTCTTCAGGAGTTCTTTCCCCCTCTATTGTTAGCTTCTTCTTTTCTTCTAACTTCTTCTTCTTCTTTCTTCTTTCGTCTAAAAAACCCTGTGCCATTATTTAATCCTCTTCATTAATTTTTCTAACATTAATGTATTGTTCTCAACTGTCTTTCTTAGTGAACCATTAGTTTTGATCTTATCATACAATAAGATTATAACCACTAAAGGCAGATCATAGTTATCTATTAGTCCTAAATATTCTACTACCATTATTCTGTTCCCTCTGCTGTTAATTGTGTATCTTGTGGTTGAAAGCCTGTCTGTCCTGTGTTCTTTTCCTCAGTCCTCTCAACTGAACCGCCTAAACTTGGTGGCCTATTGAACTTTAAGGTTATTTGTAATTGACTGAATATTGAGTTTTCTATATCTGCCTGTTCTCTAGTATAGATAGGTTCAAAAGTTAAGTAACCAACTTTAGAACTGGCTTCTGTGAAGTTCTCACTTGTTGCAATAACTCTAGGTACTCCTACTGCTTGATAGAAGAAGTTCTCTAGATATTGAATCCACTGTATACGATCCTGTGGCTTAACTCCACTATCCTTTATTTCAGCTGTATCTTTTGGTAATACTAACAACTCACCATTCTTGATAGCATTAGCATACTGAGTTTTAATAGCATTAATCTTAGCTGTATTACTTGTATCTACATATAATATACCTAAACTTAGCTCTCTATGTTTAATCTTTCTTTCATCAGTCATAGCTTCATTTCGTGCATCAATAACCCACTTAACTGCTTCAATTATTGAAGTTCCATGTATCTCATTGAGTACCCTATCATTTGTTAAGTGGAATATGTCTTCAGTATCAAACTTCTTGTTAGGATTTCCTTCTATATTAGATCTCTGTTCATATCTAACCAATAGCCCCTGATTACTATAAACAACTCTCATATTACCAGTTGATAGAGGTTTAAGGTTCACTATTGTGCCATCATCTGCCCTTATGATCTCGGCAAAACTATCACCCATTACTTTCTTCATAACGTGTAGATTCCAAAGAATAGATGAGATATTATCCTTACCTGAACCCCTCCAAACCTCTAATAAGTTCTTAGTTCTTAAATCTGATTCAAATCCTTTTCCAGTAGTCCATGTTGCTAGAGCATCAATAGCTTTCTTTAGTTCAGGGATTGTTTTGTAATATCCTAGATACTCGTTACTATCAGGGAAATCGTACCATGTTTCATCCTGATTGCCTGAGTTTTCGTCAGGTGTTTGAGACTGAACAGTATAATCGCTAACCTGATTCTTCAGGTCTGTTGTTGTAGCTGCTCCTAAATCTAATTCTGTCATTATGATCCTATATCTAATTTAAATGGTACAAACAAAGTTAACCTACTTGTTCCTAAACTTTCAAACAATGTTCCTGATCCTGCGTTCTGCGTTCCTACTGGGCTATGTCCTATATTTCCTGATCCTGATCCTGTTCCATCAACCACCCCTGTTAGTGTTATCCTTAATATCTCACCTGCTCTAAAGTGTTTCTCTGTTAAGTTCCATTTTATTATTCTCATCTTAGAAGCATTACTTGTTGAGGTGCTAGTATCAGGAGTAGTAGTAGCTGCTCCTATAGTAGTCTCAGTGCTTCCGTCATAATGTATAATAGTTCCAGTAATTGCAACGTCTTCAGTCCCACTAGTTGCTTTAACATTAACAGGTATGTTCATGTACATAACCCCCTTTACTATCTTTGGAAGGTTAAATGTAATGTCAATATCTATATTCATACCATTAGCATCTGTGAAACCATCAGTCTCACTATATACCTCCGTATTTGTAGTCGCAATATATGCGTATGCACTAGGACCTGTTGCTACTTTACTTGGATAAAAGGTAGTTATAGCTGTACCCTCTTGAATATCAAAGAAGTTGTATGTTGCTATTGCTCCACCTGGTGGTTGATTAAAAGTAGTAAGTAAGTCTGCCATTAGTTAAAGCTCCTCATGAAGTTGGTCTTATCTTTCTCTTTTAAGATCCTTATAGCATCCTTATAGATAGTCCAGTTATAGTTTAACATTGCCCTAGCTTCTGATCCATTTTGATAAGCAGACGCATTGTAATTTATAACTTCCATAGCTGCTAAACTAGAACACGCTGCCCCTAATATCTCTTTAACCCCTGTCGCTAAATTAGTGTAGTCTGTAACTAAATTAACATCTGTTATTGCTAGTTCTACGTTTATAGTTGCTTCAGCATGATTGATCGCACTAGTTATATTACCATCTGAGAAGCTTGAATCAAAGTTTTCTCCTGCTTTTAGTTTTACTGCTGCGACGCTTGTAAATGTTTCTGTCATATTATACTTTTATCGAGGAAATCCAAATATTTAAATTCTTCTCTTTGACAATCCATGCTGCTCTTATTAATCCCTCAACAATATGGGTGTAATTTCCAAAGATTTTGTATTGAGATATTTGATCATCCTTGACAACAAACTCAGACTGTACTGATCTTAAAGATGCCTTAATGTTATCGTCATCTAGTAATAAAATCTGACCTGTTTCCATAAGGTTTAACAAGTTCTCATACAAGTCCTCTTTTAGTAATCTAGTTGATCGCTTCCCAAATCGGTCTAGTGGTCTTGTTCGGTTGTTAATTGCAACAGTTTCTCTACGTGTATCATCATATCTTAGTAAGTGATCCAGTATACCTACACCTAGAGATCCGCTTCCTGCATCTATGTAAATCTTTTCTAACTGGTATTGTTTATGTAGTTCTCTAATCCTATCTTCTGTTTGGGTTGTAAGAGTCTTCTTAGTAACTATATTCGCAACATGCTTTAAGAAGCCATCATTATTCTCTAGTATCTCGAAACTAGTTTCATCTCTACCCATACGTGCTATATCTACCCCTAGAGCATAAACCCTATCAGGCATGATATTTGGTCGCCTTTTTAGAATACATATCTTCTCAATGAGTTCATCACTGAAATAACGCCTTAGATCATCAAGAAATAGCCCTAAATACTCCTGTCCATACCTTAATTCACTCATAGACTCCCTTTCTTCTTCAAGGAACTTAATTACCTCTGTTTTACGCTTTTCTGTCCATGATTCGCTTATTTTACGATCTTTTACTACCTC